TCGTGGGGTCTGCAAGTCGGAATAGATGCGGCAGAGCCAATCAGCCAACCGCAGGGCTTCGGGTTGCGTGCTCACGGCTTCACCTCCCGCGCCTTGATCATGGCGTCGGCTATGGCATAGGCGTCCTTGGCAATGTCGTCAAAAGTTGCGCCTTTGGTCACATACGATGCCAACCCCGCCAACGCCGCCATCGCAAACTCGTCGCGCAGCCGCTCCTTTTTCCCTCGCTCAACATAGACTTCCATCAATTCTTCGATGCTCACGGCTTCACCTCCTTGATCGCGTCGATGGCTCTCTCTGCCCAATCATTAGCCTGTCGGACTGCCCGTAGCGTGTTTCCTGCACACCACGCCGCGACCTCCGCATCGCCGTTTTCTGCCAGCATCGCGGCTCCCTCGGCGTCGTTTGCCGCGCCAATCGTCCGCTCCCGGCACATCCTTTCCCACGCCTCGGCGTACTCAGGCGCAGGCTTGTGCGCCTCCAGCGCCGCCCACATCTCGGCAAGTTTCGTCGTCACGGCTTCACCTCACGCGCCCACAACATCCGGTCGGCGTGGATGTACCTCGCCTGCTCCCGCGTGAACTTCGTGCCGTGCTGAATGTCTGCGATGTCAGCGTCGGTCGCGTGAGTAGCGAACCAATCCCGCAGGGTCATGCCGGGGTCTTTCGGCACCACGCTGCCGTCCGGCAACTTAATTTCTAGCGCGTGCCTCGGAAACGCCGGGCCGCCGTCGTTGATCGTCATTGTCCATCCTCCTTTGTGTTTAGCCTTTCTCTGCCTTGTCTCGCAAGTCGTGGTGCAGCACCGCAATACGATTCTGCGCTGCTCTCACCGCTTCCTGCGCTAACGCAAGCCGCTCGGTCAACCGGCCTACCTCCGCAACCGCTTGCGCCTCGTCGCGCCGCGCCTCGCGGATAGCCCTGCCAATCGCCGCAAGCCCGTCATCTTTTACTTTATCGTTCATTCTGCACCCGTGGTTAAAGATTGTTCCGAAGTGGTTATTTCTTCATCAGCCCGTAAATAATGAAGCAGACAAGCGCGAGTAGCCAGACCGCCGCAACGGTCGGGATGACTACCCACAGAAACTCATGCAGACGGTTCAAGAGCGTTCTCCGCAATAGCCCTTGCCGCAGGGTCAGGCAAGCGCGAAATCGCCCGTAATGCCTCCGTAAGCCGGTACACGGTGGCGTCTGCCTCGCGGATAGCCTCTAGGTCGGTTACGCGCCACGATTCAAGGGTCGCCACCTCGCGTTTTAGGTGGGCAAGGGTGCCGACGATGCCGTTATGCGTGGTGATTAGCCCGTGCAGATCGGCAAGCGCCGTTTCCAACTCCCGGTCGGTGAGTTTCATCGCGCCTCCCGCTTCGGCATTTCCGCGCCCTGCATCAGATACGCCGGGGGCAGGTTGTCGAGCCTGACCGTAGGCTTACCGCCGCCCTCGACTCGGCTGATTTCACGCTCTAGCGCCGACAGCCGCAGCCGCAGGGTGCGCCATTCGTGCCACAACTGGTCAAGGTGGCTCACGCCGGGTTCTGTGTTCATGCTGCCGCAAGCCTCGTAATGTCAATGACGCGGGTGTTCTGGGGGTCGTAGTCGGCGGGAGCGCCGGTTTCCCAAGCCTTGTCGTACTTGATGCTGCCAAAAATCTCAACGCTTCGCATTTCTGGCTCGACCGGCTTTGCCACTACCAGCACCAGCCCTTTCCCATACTGACTGCGCCTAATCGGGGCTTCGGTTCGCGTTCGCAGGCGCTTGACTTCGATGTTTGTCCCCACATCGGCAACGCGGGTTTTGAAATGGTCATGCTGCGCGGCAGTCCACACCGACCCCGACCAATAACGGTTGTAATGCTTCGCCACGGCAATTTCGCACACGCAAGCCGCTACTTGTGCCGTGCGGTCATCTTCCATCCGGCTGCGGTCGTAGTGCGCCGCATCCTTTTTGTTCCAATTTGCCGTGAAGCGACGGATGCCAACATGAGCAGCCCACTCGTATTCCCACGGTTCAAGGTCAACAATCACGCTCACAGTTTGTCCTCCTTCAGCAGTTGGTTAATCGTCCTCGCCATCCCTTCAAGGTGCAGCAGCCGCACATAGTCGCGGTCGAGGTCAAGGTGCGCCCGCCGATCAATCGCATCGTGACAGGCCGAGCATGACCACGCGCCTAGCAGGTCGGGTGCCTTCAGTCCCATGCCGGATATCCCCGCAATCCGCACATGGGCAAGCACCACCGTCTCGCTGTTGCAGTTGCAGACCTCGGGAATACGCACCATGCAGCCCCGGCCCCGTGCCTCTTTACGCAGGTTCATACGCCGCACATTCCTTCGCATTCGTTGTTGAACATATCGACCTGCCCGTGATCGGCGGCGGTGGACAGGTCTACTTGGTCGAGCGGCACGCATGAGCGGTGCATAAACTGCCGCCCTCGCATACCCCGTGCCGGTTCGCGGATGATGCGGTCAATTTCCACCGCATCCGCCCACGCTTCGGGGTCGGCCTTGACCGCCCGCCATTCGTGGTCGGAGTGATACGGGCATCCGATGCAGGATGACTTCGGCGGCAGCGGATAGCCCTTGCGCTCCATCCAGTTAAGGCAGTCGTGCCGCGCCATGCCCTTTTCGATAAGAGGCCAGCGGTGAACCTTCCACGCCTCTTGCGACGGTTTCATCCGCATCGCTTCGTCGGTGCTGATGCCGATAAAGGTTTCGCACAGGATGCCCTTTGCCCTTTGGCGCGGGACTAGACCGACCAGTTCGCGGGTCTTTTTGGTCAGCGGGCCGATTTTGAATTCGGCGGTGCATTGCCGCCGACCCATCGCTCGGTCGCCGTTCGGCATCGTCATGTGCCACGGAATCGCGGCGAATTTGCCGCCGCTGGTGTTTATGCTGGTAAGCGCCGCATCGCGCAGGCTTCCTTTCGTCACCCGATACACCGGGAACGGGTGCGGGCAGCGTTGAATCTCTGCGTCGAGCCAGTCAAGCCACTCGTACACCTTGCGCGGCTCCCATTGGGTGTCCGCGAAAATGGCAGCGTCTACGGGGTCGAGTTCGCCGTGCGCGATCATCAGCGCGAGGGTGCTGCTCTGAACGCCCGCGCCGAGTGAAAGAAAACGCTTCAAGATTGCACCTCGTTATATATCGGCTCCGGTAACGGCCCAATGCCCAAGTCCATCAACCTGTTTTCGATGCCGTGCAAGTATTCCGTGAACTCGGCTGCGGTCATGCGTGAAGTGCGCTTTAAAGGGCGCAGGCGTTTCTTGCCGAAGCCCTCTAGCGTTTCCCACCCCCACACCTCGCCCAAGAAATACTCGTGCAGGTCATCCCGCGTCCACCCGGCTAACGCTTCGCCGCCTGCCTCTAGCACCATCGGGTAAACGACACCCCAGAGGTAAGCGTTTTGCTGATTGGTGCGGGGCTTCTTCCACTCGCTCACTTCGACCGCCCACACACGGTCAGGGGCAAGCCCCTGAACCATGCGCGTGACGGCTGCTGCCATCGCGTCAGCGGAAGTGCCTTTGGGGAAAACGCGCTTCATCAGAACGGGATATCGTCGTTAGGGGCGGACTCATCCATCACCGGGGCGCGAGTCGCCTTCTTCGGCGCACCCTGCTTCGGCTCAAAGCGCAGCGACATAAACTTGTCGCCGGTTTTCTGACTCGCCTTGATCCACGCGCTGATGTTCAAGTCCACTCCGTCAATGACAGCAGACCCGCGATAGTCGGGGCGCTTGTCGTTGTCGCCCTTGTCGTTTTTGAACAGAACGCCGCGATTGTTGTTGTCGTACTCTTTCACAGTTTCACCTCTTGCAGTTTAGAAACCTTGTCACTCAACTCGGAAAGGAACTTCGACACCTCGGCCTCCAGTTCCGCGATGTGCTTTTCGTCACGCGGGACGCGCTTGATGTAGAGTTGCAGGTGCGCCGGAAGCCGAGGGTCGTAGGATGCGAAGTCGCACCACGCCGCCGCCGTGCAAGCCATCTGCCATTGCATCTGGATGATGTACTTTCCCGGCACGGTGTCCGTGAGGATGTATTCGAGATGGGTCGCGGTCGCCGGACACTTGAACTCGACCAGCCCCTCGCCAGACCCGCCAATGCGCCCGTCAGGGGACGCGCCCGATCCCGCGATAGTCGCGTGGTCGATGAACCCGACTTCCTCGACCAGTTCGCCCGTCTTGGCGCTGTAGGCGGCGCGGGCGTTCGGCTCCTGCTCCACGCCCCACTCCATCGCGGCGTTAGTAAACGAGGACGCCTTCTGCCCGGTCAATCGTTCCACCACAAGGTCAGCCATGTAGTTTGCGCGTGAGGCTGCAGGGCCGCTTTTGGTCTTGGCGACCACATCAGCCACGCGGGAGGCCGTGACCTTGCCGAGCCGTGCGGCGAACCATTCGTCGGTGCGCTGTTCCATCAGGCCAGTTCCTTCTTGCGGGCGGTAAATGCGTCCATGTGGACGGCGCGGATAGCGGGGTCAAGCGACTTGAACAAAACGACGAGCGCCGCCGAGTCAGCCGCCGCAGCAATCTGCGCCAACACCTCGGGGTTAGGCTCGACCTTTTCCGATTCGGGCAAGTCCTCGCCCGCGTAGATGTACAGGCCAAGCCCGTGCATCGCAATCGCTTTGGCAAGGCAGCGCATGATGGCGGTGTTGATCGCAAACGCATCGGGGTTAACGATTGCGCGGTTGCGGTTGTCCATGACCGGAAGAACGCAGGTCTTGGTGCTGCCCTTGACCTCGACCGAAATTTTGACCATCGCCGTTCCGTCCGGCAGGAACATCGCAGGGCGGTCGGCCCACTCATGCGCGTTCCACCACGCGCCGGGGTCAATCTTCAGCACCTCGGCCCACGCCCACGCCCACGACAGGTAAGACAGGTTGCCCTTCTTTTCGATGTGACCGTTTACGTTGATTTTTAGCAGTTCGCTCATTTGAACATCCTCTTTGCTCTTTCGTTCATTTCGCGCAGTTCCGCAAGCAACTCGCGGTGGCGGTCGATATCGGCCTGCGTCCACTTCAGGAACACCAGTTCTTCAAAGTACCGGCGCTCCTCGTTTTCCTGCTGCTGCCGCCCGTCATCCACGGCGCACCTCCTCGACCGTGCAGCCGCCATCGCCGCAAGGCACAAGCGCGGCGGCAATCAGCACAAGAGCCACGATCAGCCCAAGCAGGATAGCGGCTCGGGTCGCCTCGTCGCGGGTCATCGCACCACCCGCTGCGCGTCCGCAATGTAACCCGCAGCGCGGCGAAACGACACGGACGCCTGCTGTGCCTCGCGTATCCAAGTCCCCATCCAGTCTGCGGCGTCAGCCAAAGCGCGGGCGGCGTCAGAATCGACGTTCATCGCGTGGCGGTACAAATCATCCATGCTTGACTGGTCGCGGTGCGCCATCGCCCGGTCGAACGCCGCGCCCAAGCCGCAAGCCTCGGCAAGCGAGGTCAGCGTTTCGAACTGCGCCCACAGGTCAGACCCACGATGGTTGAGCGTCACGGGGTCAACGCGCAGGGCGAGGAAAGCGAGTTTCATCGCGGCGAGTTCCTGTTGCGCGGCCTGCAGGTTGGCGTTTTCGGCCAGCAGGTCAGCCATTGATCGGTACGTCATGGTAGTCCTCCTTACGGGATGTAAAGTGATTCGCGGTACTCGCGCTCGGCTTCGTATCGTTCTTGCGCTTTCCACTCGCGGTTTACCGTGTCGGCGTGTTTCTCAAACTCGTCAGCAAGTTTGTCATCCCACACGGCGACGGGCGACGGCAGGTTGTGCCATGTGCCATCGTCGAGGGCGATAGCGACGATGCGCGGGTCGTGGCACTCGCCGTGCGACACACCGGCCTCGACGAGACAGGTCAAGCCGTCAGCGAAATCGTATTCAAGGGTGTAGGTAGCCATTTTTGTTGCACCTGAAAGGGCGGGGTGGCAGTCCCCCGCCGGGGTGGGTTAGGCGGCGAGAGGGCGAATGTCCACATGGGTCAGGCGACCTGCGGTGTACCAGAACTCGACGCGCTCAACGCGCAGCAGCGTGTCGCCGTCGTAGGTTTCGATGCGCTGCGTTTTGCCGATGCAACCGTTGTCGTGGCGGACGGTAGTGTTGGTGTGAACGACCTCGGGAAACGTGACGATGGTGAGGCCGTTGATTTCGGTGCGGGTGGTGTTCATGTCGTTGCTCCTATCTGTGGATTGATTCGACAGGGATAGGTTACCAGAGTCTTTACCCGTTGCAAGCGTTTTCTTTACCTATCGCATCCGAAACGGAACGATTGCCTTTTACCTCTGCCGGGGGTAAAGTCCGGGGGTTTACCTTACGGAGTACCTATGGATATCAAGCCTTTTTTCGACTTGTTGGGCAAGCAGTCCCGCGTAGCACGGGCGTTCGGCGTTACGGATGCCGCTGTCCTCAAGTGGAAGCGTGATGGACGCATCCCGGCGCACCGTGTAGAGCGCGGAGCGGCGATTCTGGCGGCTGCTGCGCTGCCCGAGGGGTGCAGTCTGACCCCGCCTGAAGCCGCTGTAGAAGCCTCTGGCGCGATCCCGGCGACTGTTGTAGAGTGACCTCCACGGGGCGGCTCTGTCCGCGCTGACGCTCCATCCTCCCGCCAGCGGTGGCAAGACCACCCGGAGCCGCCCCACCTCCCCCCAGAAACGACAAAGCCCCACCGGGGAAGGATGGGGCCTTGACGCCGGAGACTGGCTCCGGTTACCCTTCGGTTGCGACTGAAGGTGCGAGTAAGGTACAACCCTGTTGTAGTCCTGTCAATCACCCCTAGTCCGCTCGGGCAGTCTGGTCGGGGAAACAACGCGCAGACCTGCCTCAAATCCTACGCCGGGGTAGCCAACTCGTAGGACGCGCTGCGTAAGCGGTGAGGCGCGAATGGCAGTCGAGGGGACGAACCTTGACCAAGTAATAGACCGCAGCGGATGGCTCCGTCAGTCATCTTTCCGCACGATTCGCTGTAGGCGTATTCCGTCTACACCGTGCGGACTCACCATCAGTCATCAGGGTTTAAGACACTAGACAATCCTGAAATCTAGGGTAAAGTCATGGTTCAGGAGGACACCATGAACGAACTTGACGAGCAGGCATGGG